GCGTACCAGAAGAAGGCGTACCCAGAGCTCCGCCCGGAGCCACATAATCCGTGCCTGCGGTAGCCGCTGATAGCGCCGTACCATTACCCTTAACGACACCTGTAACTGAAGTAGACAGCGTCAACTGAGGCGTAGCGCCACCAGATGAAGTACCTGCAAGGCCGTTGGCCGTAGCGACAGAAACCGCGGTGACTGTACCCGTAGCCGGGGTCGTCCATGAAGGCGTAGAGCCATCCGTAGTCAGGATCTTACCCGTGTTCCCCGTCTGATTCGGCAGTAAATACGTATACGGAGCAGAGCAGAAAATCCGCTTGGTGCCCGCGCTGAAACTGACCAGACTATTGGAATTGGATGACTGGAAGACAGTACGCGTGAGCGTGCCCGTACCTACGGTACCCGTACCAATTTCCCAGTTCCCAGCGCCATCATCACAGACATACCAGACGATGTCGCCGTTGGTGAAGGTCGAGTTAAAGGTAACGTAACCCGTAACCGCTCCGCCCAGCGCAAAAGTGCCAGTACCCGCTGTGGACGTCGTTTCTTGAACTCGATCTCCAAGTAGCGCCATGATCTTTACCTATTAGTTCAGGATGATGACCGCAGTGGTGCTGGTGTTGGCCGGGAAGGTGATGGTGAAATTACCCGCCGTTGAGCTGTAGGTTGCGCCAAAGCTCAGAACCGCTACCGCCTTGTTGCCCTGCGAAGCATTGTAAATCAATGCACCCGCTGCAGAGATAGTCGCCGTGGTCCAAGTGTAATTGTCGAAACTCAGATAAGCCGTGGTGCCTGAAAGGCTCACACCCAGATTGGTCAGCGTAGCACCGCCCGGAGTATATCCCGTGCCGGAAGCCTCGTTGGTAGAGGAGTAAACCGTTGTTGCAGAACTCAAGTTAGCTGAGCTGGTATACAGCGCGAGCTTGAACGTATCACCACCAGCCGGAGGATAGACTGCGTTGTCCCCAAAGTCGTGAACAGCCTGCAGTAATTCAGATTTGAAGGTGGCGCAGATCGCCTGAGTGATAGCCATGATTAAACCTCTTCGGAAATTTCGATGTCAGCTTCGAGAGGCTCAACCTTATCCGCCGCTACACTGACGCTGTTAATGACAAATTCTACACCTTCTGAGGGATCTTTTTCGTTTTCCATTGTAACCTCTTACTTCGTTGGGTAGCGAGGTTGCATTGTTCTGTAGGCATCCTCACGATCCTTGGAATCCGCAAGTTCTTTAAGACGAGCCAACGACTCCTCGAACTTCTGCTGGTAAGTCTGAATCAGATCCGGTTCGCCCTTCATATAGATATAGGCATTGACCAGAGATCCCCACAACAACACGTTCGGGAAGTTCGTACCTACCCAGCTTGTGCCAGCAACCGTAATCGACGGCGGGTAAGCAAAATAATGCAGCTCAATGTGATAACACTGATCCGGCGTAGGCCCCAGAATGAATGACTGATCCGAGAACAGCGCGTAGTACTGCGGAACCCCGGTGACACCCGGATAGGGGAACAGCTCACGGATGTAGTTCACATCCTTGTTCAACAGGTAGCGATAGTTCTGCGTCAACGAAGTGGGATTGTTGATATCCATCACCGCGATAGAGAACACCGACAGAAAGTCACTAGGGATGTTCAGATACTGGAAGTCCTGCGTCGTCTCGCCCGTCACATTCTTACGAAATGCAGGGAGCTGCACCGAGTTGTTGATGATGTTCTCAGCGTCGATGACGAAGTTCGCAATGTTAGCGACGAACGTAGACTCAGTGTTTTCCGTGTACTGCTGAATCATCGTCTGAAGCTGAGCATAGTTCATCGCTTAACCCATCTTGGTGCTATGCTTCGTGCCCTTCGTCGCGGCACCTGTGCCACGAGTCTTGACAGTCTGCGTCGATGCGATATTGTTCGGGTACCCAGAGGAATTAGGAATAAGCCCTTGCTTGTTGTATGCCGAAGCAGGCTTGTTCTCGATCTTAGCCATTAGCGCCCCCGACCAGAGCTTTTCTGGTTCGCTACGCGGCTCATATTGCGCCCCATGTTCTTGCGGTCCATAGAGGTAGGACCACCCTTCTTCAGACCTTTCATATCGGTCTTCTTGCCACCGTGCTGCTGCTTGTCGTGCATACCGACGGCCTTCTTAATCATTTTCTTGTCTTGTGCTACGTCATCGTGTTTCATAAGTGCCTCACAGAATGGCATTGCCCGGTATCGGTGGAACGATCACCACTCCGGGGGCTACGGAAGTGAACTCCGTGACAAACACGTTGTTCAGATAGAAATTAAGCTGTTGATCTGCTACGGGATTGTACGCGAAATTCGAGCAGCTTTCATTGCGGTTCGTGTCGGGACGAGGCTCACGGAGCGCCTGCGGGTCGTTATTCAACTTAGGCGGCGTCAGAATAGGTATAAAATTCTGCGGGTGATCCGGGTCCCAACACTCAGGGCAACGCTTTGTGTTGATTAGCTTACCCATGATATAGATCTTTTTCATTACTTTCAGATCATATCGCTCTCCGCAAAGATCGCAATAGCCGTAGGCCCGTTTGTACGACGCGAATCTAGTAGCCATCGAGATCACCAACAAATTCTGGATACCGACGAGCGTACTCTACTTTCCACTCTGCGCCATAATTGCGCTTCATGTTACTTATACGCGCGGCTTTCTTACGGTTTTCTACCTGCTCAGGCGTACATTTGTATCCTTTGTTGTAGGCGTTGCCTTTGCGCGCCGCTATTGCTCTTTCTCTGTACTCTGGTGTAGCCCAAAGCGCCTTAACCCGTTCACTTTTCTTTTGGCGTTCTTCCGCGGAGTAGACTTCAACGTCATCAGAGCGTTTGTACCTATTTACCGTTTCACCCAGTACAGAAATGCACTGCGCTTCATACATCAGCAGATTTTCAGGATCACACAAGACTAACACTGTTACGTCAAATCCTTGTGCCCCTAACTTTTTGTAAGTAGATTTAAATGCCGTGTATGCGGGTTGATCAGCATCTTTGCCTGTTTTTAAGGCCGAAAAATGAACCATCGCCCTGCGCCGGATATCCACAGAGCTGCCTACATAGCGAAGCCCTGACTCTTTGTCAGTGATCATGTACACGCCGCTAGCGTGAGGTAAGTCAAGATGTGAAACAGAATTCTCAGTGAACTGATTAGCGCCCATATCAACCTCCGTAATTAGGAAGTTAGAGCTTACCACATCAGTCACACTTAAGTCCACATCAATCATTACCAGCCACCGCCAAGGTATCCTGCCATTGGGACAAATCTCACAGGTGCTTTTTCACGATCCTCATCCTTAGCAAGTTGCAATGCTTCATCATAGGAGGCTTTCAGAAGCTGCACGCGGTTCATATCCAACTCGGGCTGCTTACGTGCCAAGTGATACGCGAGACCTGCGGTGAGAGCTTCGTAGAAGCGGAACGGGACATCCTGCGTTGTAGTACCCGACTGCCCTGCATCTTCGATTCGACGGAGATACCAATAGTGGAATGAGTACCCTGACTGATTCGGAACCTGCCACAGATAGATTTTGGGGGTAGGCGTCTGCCTGTTAACCCACACCTGCACAGGGCGACCCTGAGCCAGCTTGTTCGGAATTGCATCGTAGGTCGGCAAGGCGATGCGCGGAATCACCAGATCGGTCTGGTTGTATTGGCTACCCGGATTCTGGCGAATCACTTGATCTACGAGGTCTACACAATCATCAGGAAGATCATAAATGTACTGCCCCTGCACCAGCGGAATATCTGCTTCTTCATAGGTCCAGAGGTTCAACCCGTGATTCGCGAGCTCCGTAATGAGGTAATTAAGACTCCGGCGCGCGGTGCGTGCCTGATAACCCGTGCGGATTTCGAGGCCGATACGTTCGTATGCCTCTTCGATGATTTCATCGAGTTGGGGGTTCCAGTTTGCGGTGCCGGAGGTTGCCATTACGCCTGTCCGTCATTCTTGATTAAGAGGATATTTAAGTAGGCACTGACTGAATTGTTGGCAGCGGCCCCCACCGCTGTTGCACCAACACAGTTCTTTTCTGGGATCATGTACGGTATTTCAAATATATAATCAGCAGGGC